TCTTTTAAAGACTGTATTTTTTTACTTGATAGCTTACCACCTATAAATTTTTCTAACGAACTTACTTGTGTATCAACAAAATTTTCTACTCCTAAAATGTTTTCTACGTCTTTATCAGACACTCTTGCTGAAGAACCTTCTGCCAGTTTAATAAAAGCTCTTTGTAACTGAGGAATTATAGTGCCCCCTAAACCTGATGCAGGAGCGTTTTGTAAAAAACTTTCAATTTGATTTATTGACTCTAGGCTACTAACTGCATCACCTTCAAAGTCTAAACCAAAAGATTTTTTAAAATTAACTACTTCTTTCATTGTTATGTCATTAAATTTACCAGACGCAGCTTTTGCTATACTTGTCTGTCGCTCTTCTTTCTTTTTCAATATAGCCCTTGATTCTTCTTGTGTATAGCTAGTGATGTCTCTAGGATTATCAAACTTATCCTTAGTAGGTATTCCTAATTCTTGTGCAATTAACATATCTGAATCTGATAATACGTTTGGTGTCGGTATGCCTATTGTGTCTATTTCTTTTTCTAATTTGTCAATATTTAATTCTTCTTTTCTAGCCGTTCTCTGAGCTACTTTTCGTTTTTCTTCTAGTATAGCAGCTTGTTGGTTTAGTCTTACTCCTACCATCTGTATATTAGGGTTAGGATTATTATTTAATTTTCTAGCTACCTCTTTTAATCCCTCTGGTGTATTAGGGTCACCAACACCTAATACAGCATCTGTATAAGCTGTTTTTATCTCTTGCAACTCTTGTGCTTGTGCTTCTTCTGGTGTTTGTTGTCCAAACAAACCTCTAATGCTACTAGATAGATCACCTCTGGCTTCTTCTATCATACCGCTAATAGCACCTATAGGACTACTTTGCCTTACAGCAGGTGTTCTTCTTCTGACTGTTGCACCAGTAGGTCTATCACTAGCAAATAATCCTTTCATTACATCCATCATATCTTTTATCCTTTATCCAGTTATTCCTACTGCTTCTAAAATTTTTCTAACTTCTTCTGCACTATACTTTCTTTCTCCGCTAATAGGGACATTACCAGGGTCAGTTTCTAAACCAAATAAACCTTTACCAAAGTCTCCCAACTCTGTTAAACCTGCAATCTCTGCTTGCGCTCCTAGTTGTTCAAACTGCGATTTAGTTCTTAAACCTTCTCTAGCTGGTACTTGTCCTAACGTATAAGCTATATTTTGTGCTGTTGCTAATTGATCTAATGGTAACTTATCTATAGATTGTGCAGCACCTGTAAGTCTGCCACTAAGTTGTGCAAGTCTGTCTGCTTCTGTTGTTCCAAACTGCGTAGCTGCTAGTGACTCTTTTGCTCTACCTGCTTCTTGTGCAGCAAAGAGTGACTCAGCTAATGGACTAACTCTACGTTCACCACCTACAGTTGGCATAGTCTGACCATAACCTAGCAAACCTCTCTGTGCTAGTGTACCTAACAATCTTTCTTGTTCTCTTGCTCTTTGTGGTTCTGATAGTCTTGATATATCAGCAAACAAAGACTGTGCAGCTTCTTCTCTAGTGCTTGGTATCTGTCCTGCTAACTGTGTAGCACTCTCTAAGTAACTCTCTCTTAGTGGTTGATATGCTACATCAGCAGTAGAAGTAGCTCCTTCAGGAGTTATCTCACTTACTCCTAAACCGCTTCTAACTGTATAAGGTTTAAATAAATCAGCAAACTCTCCTGCTATGTCTTCACCTCTACCTTCTAGTCTTTTTCTTATTTCTTCTAGTTTAGCAAAGTCTATACCAGTTCCTACTGCTCCTTCCAGAAAACCACCTACATCTTCACCAAACACTTCTTTTAAGTCAATAAATTTACTAGCTTCTTCTACTACCTCTTCTAATGCTTCTTTTCCTACAACACCTGCACCTGCTGCTTTTATAATATCATCTACTGCTTTTGTAGCACTATTTGCATCAGTAATAGTTAAACCACCAGTAGTAGCATCAATACCTACTTCTCCGCCAGTTAATAAAGGTAAATCACTAGTTAAATCAGCAAATGTTTTTGATTGATCTAATGATGGAACACCTAATCCAGTAGTAACTCCTTCACCTATTCCTGATAAAGAATCACCTAGACTACCAAACTGTGGCTCTACAAAAGAAGGAACAGCATCAGCTACTTGTGTAAAACCGCCAGGTGCAGGATATATTTCTTCAGTTCTTGATAAAAGATCAGTAGTAACTCCTTCACCTAGTCCTGATAAAGAATTACCTCTATTTATACCTAAACTGTCTACTGTGTCTGCTTCTAGTATATTATTATCAACTAAATAATCACCAAACTTACCTGATTGTAAAGCATCTACACCATAGGTTACACCATAAGCCATAATGGCAGCAAGTAAAGAATCTTCTAGATCTCTTCCTAGTGCTAAACTAGTGCTTCCTGCTACCACAGCATTACCTATAGCAGTAGCTGCTGTTCCAGTTGCGTTACCACCAGTAATAAAACTTCCTATTTCAGGGGCATAAGCACCTCCTGCTAAAGTAGTAGCTATTGTAGCAAATGTTACTAAATTTTTATCAGAGGTATCTTGATACAAAGGATAGAAAATAGGTTGGTCTCCAACAAACTTAACATTTAAGTCTGCACCACCTTCTATACCTGTATACAAATTACCAAAGGATGTAGACTCTTCACCTCCACTGCGTAATGTGCCACCACCTGCAAATACGTCTACTGTTTCTCCTGTTTTCTTATTGAACAACTCATCCATAGAACTAGGTAGAGTTGCTATATACATCTTTTCTGTAGCTCCTTGACCTAAAGATCTACCTGTGTCTACTTCCTTAACAGTGCTAGGTTGTACTTCTATTCTTTTACCAACTCCCATTGCGGTAGTAGGTTCTTCACTGTAATAATATTTAAAATTACCAGTATTAGGATCAGCAATTCTTTCTACTTCTACATTTTGTCTAGTTGTATCTACACTTCTTTTACCTAAGTCATATATACTATCTACACCAGCTTTAGCAAACTCTTTAGCTTGTTCTTCTATAATATAGTCTAAATCACTAGGATTTACATAATCAAATCCTCTTGCTTCTAATACATTATATTGTGCTTTAAATTCATCTCTAAGATTATTAACTCTTTGTTCATAAGACGTAGTATCGTCTGTAACGCTCTCACGAGCCTGTGACCGCTCTCTTGTCTCTGTAAGCATACCAGTGCTACTAACGTCTTCAGAGGGCGATTGGGAGGCTGTGGTGGGTTCTGGAGACGTAGCAGCTAACCTCATTGCATTTTGTTCTTGTTGTGTTAATCTAGGAGCAACAGAAGGGTCTATGCCTTGTGCAAGTTGCTGTTCTTGAAACATTTTGTAAGCATCTAGGATACTCATGAGTATGACCCTCCCTCTATTGAACCACCAGATAATGTACCTGATAGTACAACATTTGTAATGGTTGCTGTGCCTGTCACCGCTGGGGAGGCACTATCAGCTTTCGTCGTAACTGCTGTAGCAATATTATCAAATTCAGTATTAATCTCTGTTCCTTTAACGATTTTGTTTGGATCTCCACTGTTTAACGTATCCTTTGCTGCGAAGTTAGTTGTTTTTGAATAATTACTCATTATATAGTCCTTCCTAGAACTGAATAAATATCTATCTTTTGTAGTGATAGAGGGTTACTATCTATTGATGCGTTTACTCCTACTTGTAAAATAGTACCATTTCCTGATAATTGTGTACTAAGTTTGTCAATAAATACAGAAGCTGAATATTCTGCTACATTGTATTCTGCTGTACCATACTCAGCAATGTTTCCTTCTTTTGTTTGTACATCAGCATTATTAAAACTGTTTTCATAATCAAAAGCCCATTTTAAAGCTAATGTAGTATTAATAGCACCTATGACTGTTACATTAATCTTTTTAGGTATCTTAGTTACAGCAGGATTACCAAAGTCTAAGTATGGTGATAAATAACTAAATACATAACTAGAACCACCATCAGTAAAGTTTTTATACTGTGCTATACCATTAGGTTGTCCTAACAGTAACCTGTTATCATTTGTTACCGCTAATGATGATGGGTCTATACTATCCCATCTAGTTATTCTGTATGAACCATCAGGTAGTGTTGCTCTTACATCAAAACAAAATGTAAAACCTGAAGCTGGTAAAGTTAGTAAATAAAATGCTTCCTTCTCATAGTATATACTTCTTATCTCATCTTTGCTCTCTACTGCTACAAGAGAAAGAAAGTTATCTCTTACATTCTTTGACAAGTCTCTTAGTGGTGCTGACTTCTCTTGTATGGTTCTACCTAGACTTCTTAGACCACTATCAGATAGAAATACTAAATCAGTACCTATAACTTGTACAGAGTCTCTTGCAATACAACCTGTGCCTACGATTACATCATTCAATGATATGTTACTTACATCATCTGCATTTTGATATAATACAATGTGATGTTCACAGAATATTACTAGAAAGTTATTATGTGCAGCCAGTGCTGTTATCTTATCACCACCAGGTACAACTTTCTCTAAATTTAACTGTCCTGAACCAGAACCACTAAAGTCTGAACCGTCTAGTAATACACTGTGGTATATTGTTAATGGATCATTTACTATATTAGCCATCCACATTCTACCAAAAGCTGATAGTGCTACATTAGGTGTAAATGTATCTGTTGCATATCCAGAAGGTACATTACCTACATCTCCTAGTCTTTGTAGTCCAAAGTCTCCTGTGTGTGCATGACTACCACCTCCACCACCACCTACAGGTAACTTATGGTATACTAAAGTAGGATGACCTTTTTGCACTGCATACATATGTGGACTAAAATTAGTACCGCTTTCAAACTCTGCTTGTTTAAACTGCCAGTTGTTATCTGATATGGTATATGTAATTGTTGCATTAGCGTTAGTATTATATACAGGCATAGCAGACATACTAGTTTCACCTCTATACAACTTTTCATCACCACCACTAATAATAGTATGTGATCCTGTAGCTGTATAATTATCAAACTCTACCATACACTCTGGTAGTGTAGATGTACCACCAGCAGTTGTTTGATACTCCCAACCTCTTCTAGCAGCCATTCTACCAGACTTATCAATCACAGCATTATCTGCTTCTAATGTAAATGACAAGTCAAGAGTTACACCAGAGTCTTGTGTGTTAATACCAAAGAAGCCTGGTGATGTTATTGCTACTGGTTGTATAGGTTTGTTAGGCATTATGAAGGATACCACACTGTTTCTTCATCAGGTCTTCTTGCAGCTTCTATAGCTATAGCATCTCCTAAAGCCTGTTTAGCTACTGCGTACTGACTTGATACACTGATACCTCCATCTTCACCACGTTCTTCTATTGCTTTAGCCCATGCTAAAGATGTAATTATATTCTTTTGTATAGCAGTGGTGTCTGTATCAGTTGTTAGTTCTTCTTCAGGTATAACTAAGTCAAACCTTATTACATAATCACCATCAGGAATAGGATATAAATCTATTTGCCCATCTCTGTCAGGGTCTACACCATTAGGATTATAGTATAACGGTGCTCCCTGTGTAGGTGTGTCAGTTAACAACAAACTTTGTATAAAGTATGATGATGTTTGATAACGTAAAAATACATCTTCTGTATCATTATGTGCAGAGATAATTCTAAACTTGTTCCTAGCACCATCTAAGTTGTAGTTAAATGTGCCTTGTTGTGTCGTAAACGATACTGTACTTCTTAGTACATCCCAATTCCATGCGTCTTCTGTTTCTCTTTTAGCGTCATTAACTAAAGCACCTATCAAAGAAGAATACCCATTCTGAGACACACTGGTTACTTGGGCTTCTCTGAGCCTAACCAGTACATCATTTACTAAATCTAAATATGTAGTTGTAAGTGCCATTTAGCAATCCCATTTTCTTAGTGCTTTATTAATCCTACTATTAGGATCATTAGCAGTTTTACTACCTGTTCTTTTCTTTTTCATTCCTTGCATCCTAGCACAGAAACTCTTACGCCTAGATGCTTCCTTGGGTGACTTCTTTGCTTTCTTTCTTGATACTGGTGGTTTTAAGTTAGCACCTGTAGTTCTTTTAAAATACTTTCTACCAGCTTCATTAAGACCACCTTTAGGATTTTGATACTTTTTTTGAACCATTTTTCTTCCTTGCAAATGTTCTTACATTGGTAGGTTTACCACCTGTATTACCTGCTGCTCTCTTTCTTCTTACAGCAGACTTTCTTTGTGCTTCTGTCATACTCTTAGCTTTAGACCTAGGTACACATTTAGGATAGGCTCTTTTACTATCTTTAGTAGACTTACGACCACAAGCCTGAAACTTACCTTTCTTCTTAGGTGCTCCTATATCTACCCAGTCACCTTTCTTGCCTTTACCAAACCATTCTTTTAGTGACATAGTAAGCAACTCCTACAGGTATAACAACAATTATAAAAAACATAACTAAACCCATTTATGCGTAACCTCCACCTTTCTTCTTATATTGACGTACAACGTACCCTGAAGCATAAGCTGAAGGCCATTTATCAAACTTACGTTTTGCCTCTGCTACTACTCTGTTATACAGAGCCTTGTTAGTAGGTGTAGGAGATTTCTTAGACTTTTTTGCTGCCACTTTTAGCCCTCTTTTGTGCTGTTTTAGAAAGTTCTTTAAGATGAAAAAGTTTTTTACTAGACTTGTTATGTGTTGCACCAGAGTGCATATCACCATTAGGCATTTTGTGCATCTTGCCTTTATATTCTTTACCATCTCTAAAGTAGTGAGCTACGCCTTTAGCCATTATGCTTTTCTCTTAGCTGGCTTCTTCATTGGCTTCTTAGCCATCATCTTCTTACCACCATAACCTTTATTCATACCGTTTTTCATTGGTTTCTTCTTGCCTTTCATCATGCCGTACATAGACTTCTCCTTAGCTTAGTTTTAAAATAATAGTAACAAGTATTAATACAATAGAACCAAAACAACCAATTAATATAGTTTCTAGTCTCTTGATTTTAGAAAGTGTCTCAGCCCACCTTTCTGCACACACAGCCTCATGGGATGTTAGTCTTTTGTCTAGTTCGTTTAGTAACTCTTCTGTCTTCATCGTTTAAACACCTCCTGCACTAGAACCACTTATATCAATCCATGTCTGATTATCTTCATCCCAGTTATACATACCGCCATCAGTAGGCATTGCAGATGGTGCTATCCATGTAGCATCAGCAGTAGACATAGACCAACTATCGTAAGGTTTAGGTGACATAAATAAATCTTGGTCTGCAAAGTAAGTATAGCCTTTACCTGCATAGTTACCTCTCATATTACCGTTGTAAGAAGTTTGTTTCCATGTGCCAGATAAACAATTTTGCAAATGTGCAATACCGACTGTTTCATCTTCTACACCTTCAGAATTTGTAGTATGTTTGTTATCAACTGCCAACACTCTCAAAACTACATTTGCACTATTCAACTCTGCAAAATGTGCCATAAATACTCCTTTAACTAAAACCGCTTTGAATTAAGCATTTAATCGTAAAATCACTATACCTTTTCCACCATTGCCGCCTGCCATATGATTAGAGCCATCGTACCCACCTCCGGCCCCTCCTCCTCCGGTGTTTTCTGTCCCTGCTTGCCCTACATCCCCAAGTTGAGCACTTCCACCACCTCCGGTACCTCCTAGTCCCAAGTGAGAAGAGGTAGAACTACCGCCAGCTCCGCCTCCGCCACCTCCAGCAAAAACAGTGCTAGTGATTACATTAGCTTTGCCAGCCCCGCCATTTCCAGCTTTTATGGTGCCAGAAAAAGAGCCATTCGTTCCAACAGCATTTATTCCACCGCCTCCTCCAGACATAAAGTTACCACCAGAATTTCCTCCGGTGCCTCCGTTATTTCCTTGACTTGGACTAACATTAGGCTCGTTACCATCACCCTTAGTCCCTCCCTGCGAATCTGCTCCACCTCCAGATCCTCCATCCGCAGCATTTTCACTGCTTCCACCAGCATGACCACCACCTCCTCCGCCCCCAGCAGAAGTAATGGTTGAAAAAGTTGAGTTACCCCCGTTTGAACCTGTTCTTGTTTGTGCGCCAGACCCTCCGCCTCCAACAGTTACAGTATATGTTTGACCAGGATTGACAGATAATTGCGTTCCTGCTGCTTTAGTGCCTTCACGCATTCCCCCAGCGCCAGCTCCACCCCCGTTTCGTCCTCCTCCGCCTCCAGCAGCAACTATGACAAAATCGACTGATGTTATGCCTGATGGTATTGTGTAGTTTTGAGTTCCAGTAAAAGTTACGATTGTTCCATCAAAAGGGTTTTTATCGCCAAAATTAGAAAATAATAATTGATGTATTCCAGTCATTATGAAATATTCCCAGTAAGAACAGCTAAGTCTGCTGAATAACTAAACATGATACTAGCAACTCCATTTGCATCTAGTGTATGCAAAGCAGTTGCTGCTAAATCTCCTGCCTTGACTGCATTAACAGCAGTACAAGCTAATGATGCTGTACATCCATTTACTGATATAACTGATACAATGTCACCTACTGCAAATACTCCTGTAGGAACAGTTATTACAACATTTGCTGAGTTTACTGTAACTTGATTACCTGCATCTCCTATGGCTAATGTATAAGCTCCTGAAACTTTAGTACTTAATGGTATATCTCTTAAATTACCGTCTGCATCATTAACAACATCAAAAGTTTTGTTTGTTAGCGTAGCTGTACCTACCTCAGATACTAACGTAGAATCAGCACCTAAAGGTAGTAACATTGTATTTGTAGCACTAAGAGAATGATCTTGTGCTTTTAACTTTTGACCATGTGTGTTAGCATGACAATTTAACTGTATTTGTCCTTCTGCTGAAGAACCATCACCTTTTATCTCAAACACTTGTGTTGCAGGGTCTACTACTAAGTTACCTGATGTGTTTGTTAAATCTGCATTTAAGTTTAATGCTGCTGGGTTTGTACCTACTTCTACAATAACATTACTACTATTCTTTGTATATAATCTTTTATCAGCAGTATTAACTGCTAATTCTGCTCCTCCAACAGCACTAGTGATATCAGCGGTAGCTGGTACTCCTGATGAGTCTTTCTTCTTAGTTAAAATGGTTGTCATGAGTAAGTACCCCCTTCAATTGTACTTGATTCTGTTAGAACTGTGCTTCCTCCATCTTGTAGCACTCCTGTAAAGTTTGCCGTAGCAGCATCTAAAAAAGCTGTATCAGCATCATAACCTTGAACTGATACACCTATCATTGATTGTGTTAGTACATTACTGGAACTGTGTTGTAATACACCAGTAAAGTTTGCAGTAGCATCAGAGTAGTTTACTCCTCCTCCTGTAACACCAGCAGAAGCTACTGATACACCAATATCAGCACTTGTTAGTACATTGCTACCACTTTCTTGTAATATTCCTGTAAAGTTTGCTGTAGCATCACTATAGTTTACAGCAGACGCTGCTGCTGCTGTGACAAATTCTATGTCATTTTCAGTTGCATTTACTGCTAGAACAAAAGTAGCATTACCAGAATAAGAAGGCAACAAAGCTACTCTAGCAGAAGCTACAGTAGTCGCACTTGTACCGCCCTCACTGATAGCTAAAGGTAGTTGCTCAAATGTAGCAGTACCTGCACCGCCTGTACCTCTAAAAAAAGCCATAATTATTCCTTAACATAAAAAACCCTCCGAAGAGGGCTATAATGTTTACCAGTTTGGTCTTCCAACAAAGCAAGTATATGTAGCAGTTGCTAAATCAATAGCACCACCTGTATTGTTTTCTACTTGAAACTCTATTGTATCTGCTCCTGTTACTTGTGCAATAAGGTTTAAATCTTGTGCAGAACTGCTAGTTGCTACACCTAATACCATATCACCTACACCTACACCAGATACTGTAATAGCAGTAGCTTCTTCATTGCCATCTGCTACTGAACCAAAATTAAATGTATCTTTGATTGCCCAGGTATCAGAAAAAGCTCCCTGAAACTGTCTGAGTTCTCCTCTTTTTACTGTAGCCATTATTCATCCTTATAAAGAAAAGGGTTGACTACTAGAGCCAACCCTGTTATTAAAATTAAGCTGGGACAACAAGTGCAACAGCAGATGTATCTCTTAGCTCACCAGTACCATATAAGGTATCAGCAGTTAAAAGTGTACCTAAATGCTCTTGCTTGTATTGTGTTTGAACACGAACACCAAGTTGCTCAACTAATACTCCAAACTCAGGATGGAATAACAAACATACTCTAGCAGCACCAGAACCGTTAGTTGTGTCTACATTAGTAGATACATATACCTTAATACCATATATGTCACCAATCTGACCATTTCTAATAGTGTTAGCATTACCAGCTTCACCTGTAAATGCTTGTTCTGTGAATCGTGATAGACCCATCATTACGTTTCTAGCTACAGGTGGGATAACAAAGTTACGATTATCCATAGGAACATCTTGATCGTCAAGACGCTGGATAGCTCTTCTAAATCCTGCATCAGTAATAGCACTTTCGTTATTACTAGCAGCTACATAAAATGTAGAACCATCACCTCCTAAGAAGCCTTTGTCATAAGCAGCACTACCAGAACCAGCCTGTGACTGTCTACCTAAAGATAATACATCTGTATCTACTCTAGTAGCTAACGCATAACCAGCATCATCTGTGTAGAAACGTCTTAGTGAACTCAATGCCTGTACTTCAGCAAAGTCTTCAATCAAACGACTATACTCATAGTGTTGGTTAATTGTTACAGTCTTTTCTGTACCAGACTCTTGAATAAGAGTAACTTCTGTTTCAGCAGCTTTAGTTGTTGCTGCACCACGAGCAGGAGCAGGAAAGTGAACTACATCACCTTTCTTACCCTTCATGTTCATTGTTTTAATTAAGTTAGCAGCTACAAGATTCTTCTTGTAACCAGCGATAATTTCATCCGACCAAATCTCAGGTATAAAACCTGCGGTATTGACTTCTGAATTAATTACATGATTAGTACCTAAACCCATTTTAAAATTCCTTTTCTAAAATATCATCCTCTAACTCTTCCTTCTCTATGTGCTTTTTCAATCTCTGGCAACATAGATTCGTACTTGTTAGGATCACTGTTAATAAGATTTCGTATATCAGAACGTCTAAAGATTTTCTTTGATGGTGCTTCTCCGCTACCGCTTGCTACAGTTGTAGTAGCACTCTTAATGTCTTGTGACCTAGCTTGTTTCTCCATCTCTACAGTTTTACTACCTACCTGTCTCTTTTCTTTCCATGTAGAAATAAGCTCGTCAGCAGCATCATAATCATACCTACGATCAGCCCTCATAAATAACTCTGCTCTTACTTTAGAATTATTTACCCAGTCCTGAAACCCTTGATCTTTTACTACATCAGTAAAGTCTGGATGTTTTTCTTTCAGTGACGAAAGAGCTTTAGACCTCTGCATCTCTTGGGTTAACTGTTCTGCTTGTCTAATCTTAGGGTGATTTTGTATTGCCTTGTCTACAGCCTGTTTAGGGTTAGCAAAAAAATCATCATCATTAGATTCTTCTGGTTCTGTTTGCTTTGTTTGTGGTTGACTTTGAACATAAGAATTAGCAACCCTACGAAGTTCTCCTAACTCTGTACCTTGTCTGCCTATTAACTTCTCAGCTTGTTGGTGCATAGATATAACTTCTTGAAGAGTTTTCTCCTTATACTTCTCAGGAATCTCTACTTCTGTTTTAACTTCTTCAGCTTTTACTTCTTCTTGCTGTGGTTCTTCTTTCTTATCTTCTATTTCTTCTACAAACTCAGCCACTATTACTCTCCTGTGTCAGTTGACATTTTAGGAAAGACACTTTGAATGGGGGTCTAACCTTGTCCCATACTACTATACTCTTGACCTATACCCACTTTTCTTTCATACTTCATATGACTCTCTCTACGTCTAACCCACGCATCTGATGCAGTGGGGAAGTCACCTGAACAACCATCTAGGTCTATTCTTGGTTTGCTGATTATGCGTTTAGCTTCAGCATTACAAGAGGGGCAGTTAGTTGTTTTTACTGAATCATCAATGTATTTCTCAAATACATAATTATTTTTACATTGAAACTCAAATATTCTTTTAGTCATTATGTGTTCACATACATTAAGTCTTCATTAGGG